GTGTGTGTTGCGTTTGTTAGTAAGTTTTATTACTTACTATACGCCCCTATATTCGAGATTTCGTTGTCCGATTGGCGCCGGACTGCGCAATTTTGATATATTCGCCCATTTTGAACTTTGGTTCATAAAGAAATTTAACGTTTAGTACGTTCAGTACAAATTTAGACGCATTTCACGTTTCTTTATGAGCCGTGTTATGTGTCTATTTATGACCGTATTTTATGTCAAATCTTTAGTGATAAGCAGTTCATTATGGTTGAGTAATTATTCTGACCCCTGAAAGAAGGACTAGCCGGATTTCCAGTATCCTTAAACTGGAACCCGTCTTTTGCTCAATTTGTGAGTGGAATGGATTAAAACAGCATTCTGCATCTTATTGAGATTTACTGATTTATTTTGAATCGTTACTAGACATGAAGAGATAGTGATTCTAGTAGGCTTAGACATGCTTTGGGGAATCCCCCTCAAATTTATGATTTCCGTTTGAAGTGTTCAACTCGCAGCAGAGTTTAATGAACATTAGGATCTAACATTTATAAGAGAATAATTGGTCCCCTTGAGTGTCTTTTACCCGATGTACCGGGAGTTATTTCTATCAATACCATTCAGCTATCCTACGTTTACTGCCCTACCAGGGGTGGAGGTGTTGCAAACCTTTCTTTTTTGTAGGCTCTAGTTTGAGTGTGAGACACGACATTCTTTGATTGTCAATAATGTAATGATTTTAAATGATGATGAAAATTTTTTAGCCTTATGGCCACTGTTATTAACCCTTCTTTAATCCAAAATGAATACTAGCTATTTAGAGGAAACAAAGAAAAATGCAACAAAAGGGTTTTCCACGCTCGCTGTAAAGGCAGTGAGTGTTCTGGTTTATTTATATTTGTGGATGTGTATGTTGATTACACAATTTATTACTATACTTTGTACTCCCCGATTGGAGAGTCAAAGCGATAAGGATTATGCACGTGATAAATATGCAACTCGCGAACGAAATGGTAAGAATGCATATTCGAGAAAGCACAATAATTTACATGTACCAAAAAATAACGGAAAAAATAACAAGAAGAAAAACGTTAGAAATAATGGAAAAATTCTTGGATCACAAGCTGGATATACCATTTTCGATTTTGATTTTAGTACAGGATATTCGATATTAGATTATTTTAAGTTATTTAAAACTAGTATCGATATTCCGTATGTTTCAAGAGAAGAATTTGATGTAGTATGGAAAAAATTTCTTGAATTTCTTTCAGAAATTACTATTTTCCAAACTATTAGCAAAGATTTCATGACTATAATACAGTGTGATATTGCTAAAACTTTATTTTCATTGATATCCATGATTGTCACTTTAGGTTGGATGCCTAAAGTTGATTATAAATTTCGTGGAGTAACTTTATTTGAAAGTGAAGCAATTAAGCAAAAAGTCACTATGACTATGATTTATGAGACATTGTGTAAATTGTTTAAGCTTGTTAAGGAAGCATGTTTTAAATTTCCAGAATATGGTATTAGAGCTTTTTATCTTGATGAACACAAATTAAAGTATGAAATAGAAGTTGCTGACTTAAGGGCACAAAAAGTGCTCATTGATGTTGGAAGAGAAACAACTATGGATGCTTTAGAATTTGATCGTCGAGTAGAGGAAATAATCCAGGAAACTTTGAAACAAATGGCTATTGCACAAGGACATGAGAAAACCGTACTCAACAATATTCTCAAAGAATTCAAAGGAATTCAAGCCAGTAGAATTTTGGCTAAAAGAGATTATATTAGAGAGAAACCATATGGAATTCTTATGTATGGAGGATCTGCTGTTGGAAAATCAGCTATGTCCAATTCATTAATTAGATATGTTTTAGAAGTTAATGGAATGGACAGTTCTCCAAGAAGTATTATTGTTTTAAATGAATTTGATAAATTTCAATCAGAGTACCGCACACATCATAGTGGTGTTATTTTTGATGATTTATGTAATGGAAATCCTGATAAAAATGATGGAAATCCATTAATGAAAGTTATTCAATTTATTAATAATGCTCCACAAGCAGCCTTGAATCCTAATGTAGAAATGAAGGGCAATGTTATGATTGAACCTAGAGTAGTTTTGGCAACTACAAATGTTAAAGATTTGAATGCTAGAACTTATTCTGAGGAACCTTTATCAATTGCCCGTCGTTTCCAGGTTACTATTACACAAAGCGTTAGAAAAGAGTATTGTAAACCAGGAACTAAGATGATTGATGCATCTAAAATTTTAGAAGATTTTGGAAACAATCCTTATCCTGATTTTGCTTTATTTGACGTACAATATGCTAAAATATTAGAAGGACAAGCTGATGATAAACACGTTGGTTATGAGTTTTATAGATTTGAAGGTAAATTGATGGAACAAGTTGATATTCATACTTTACTTAGGTTTTTAAGAGAAGATTCTCAGAAACATTTTAGTGAACAAAAACAATTTGTTATTAACCAAAAATCAAATGAATATATTCATTTATGCCAATGTGGTTTACCAATTTCTGTTTGCAAGGAATGTGAACTTGAATCACAATTTTTCAAATTTCCAAATTTGACTCAATCTCTATTAGATTGTGAAGAATATATGTATTCAATTATTATTTCATGTTTATTATATTTGGTTGACACTCCTTTTGGACAAGGATTATTGGCTTATCATGTTCGTAAAGCAGTTCTAACTTTTTATGAGAGTATTCTTGAACAGTATTTTATGAAAATTAGTTTAATTGCTCTTATTATATTAGAATTACTTTGTCATGGTTTCTTAGGTGCAAGATTTATTCTTATGTTTTTATTTTTAATTTTCGGAAGTGTTTATTTACTTTACTTAAAATATAAATATCAATTTAAGAATAAGATTAGAAATTTACCTAAAATTTCTACATGGATTATCAATATGGATTTTAGAACTAAGATGAAGATATTATCTTTTCTTGGTGGAGTATCCACGTTGACCGCATTTATTAAATTTGTTAAATATTTGCGTACTCTTCCTACAGCACAGGCTGCGGCCCCTATTAGGATTTTACCTAATGAAGGAGTTGTAAAAGAAGATGAACATCCAAAATGGGGAATTTCAGGTATACGTGAAAAGGAAAAAGCTTTCAAGATTGAAAGTGATGTTCATCATGATGTTCGTACTATGACACCTGATGAAATGTTCAATAGTCTTAAGAGGAGACAATTTAGTTTGCGCATTGATGTTGGAGATGCTTTTACTTTTTGTAATTGCGTTCCAATGAAATCTAATGTTATGCTAATTCCTAATCACATAGTACCAAAGAAAACAAGTAGTGCAAGGTTAAGTAAACCAGGTGCTCCTTATAAGGGGGTTTATATTCAGCCTGAGTCTGTATATAAAATTCCTAATACTGATTTTGCACTTTGGTATTTGCCCGAATTGGGTGATCAGAAAGATATTACTAATTATCTTCCTAAATTTATTCCACAAGGAAAACGTTTTGAATCATTTCTAATGTACAATAATAATGGTACAATTGAAAGGTATGACAAAATGTTAGGATGCAGATCTGTTTCTAGATCAACGGAAGGAGGTAGATTTGAATCTGTCACTTATTCATTTCCAGGGCAAACTTTTAAAGGTTTATGTATGGCTACTTTAATTTCAAATGAGTTGGGATCTATTCCATTTATTGGAGGATTTCACTTGGCTGGAAGTGGCAGTGCTGGAGCTGCAGGTTTCTTGACTAAGGAACAAGTAGAATCCGGTATTACCGAATTGAATAAGAAAGCAGGCATTATGATTTCTCATAGTGCTACTCCTTTTCAAACTACTCTTTTAGGAGTTAATGTGGGACCTTTATTGGAACCACACGAAAAGGCAGTTGTACATCAACTTAAACCCGAAGCAAAATGTACTGTTTTTGGTCAACATAATCAGCCAAGAAGTACACCTTCATCTAGAGTTGTAACAAGTATGATTTCAAGTGCTGTAACGAAGCATTTGGATTTACCAAAAATACATGGTCCACCTTGTGAAATGAAAGATGATAGGCATCAATTAGTTGATATTGAAGGAAAAACTGATACAGCGTATAAATTTCAATTAGATTCCTTTAATAAGGCGTATGATGATTATCTTGATCAAATTATGAACGGTCTTAATGATAAACATTATGCGAAAATCGGAAAATTGAGTATTGATGCCATTTTAGCCGGATATGATGGTGTGAAAGGTATTAATTCTATGGAATTTAGTACTGCAGCTGGTTTTCCTTTAAAGGGAACTAAAAGACAGTTTGTTGAGGAATCTCAACGTTTCGTTGAAGGAATTTCTTGTCCACGTGATGTAAGCGAGGAAATTCTTGATGAAATGAGACGTATTGAGAAGGAATTGAGTGAAGGAAAGAGGGTAAATACCGTCTTTAAGGCTTCACTTAAAGATGAACCTGTAAAAACTACGAAGACGAAAGTTCGTGTTTTTGCTGGTTCAAATATGCCATTTACTATGTTAGTGCGTAAATATTTTTTGACTCTTTCTGCTTTAATGCAAGATGAGAAAGAATTATTTGAATGCGCTTGTGGTGTAAATGTATATTCTCCTGAATGGGACGTTCTTATGAATCATGTTTTTAAGCATGGTAAGGAGCGTATGATTGCTGGAGATTATAAAGCATTCGACGGCAGAATGTCGCCAAGGTTTATGCTGGCTGCATTCAAAATTCTTATTGAAATTGCTACTAAATCTGGAAATTATGATGATGGAGACATTATTGTAATGAAAGGTATTGCAGCTGAAATCACAAATCCAACTTATGACCATTTTGGTACTTTGATTCAATTCTTTGGATCAAATCCATCAGGACATCCTTTGACTGTTGTTATTAATTCAATAGTAAATTCTCTTTATATGAGATATTGCTATTATGAGATTGCAAAAGAGGAGAAATGGTGGAAGGTACCAAGATTCAATAAGGCTGTAGCATTGATGACCTACGGTGACGACAATATAATGTCTGTTGCGAAAGGTTATGATGCTTTTAACCATACTCGAGTTGCTAAAACTTTGGCAAATGCTGGATTAGAATACACTATGGCAGATAAGGAATCTGAATCTGTGCCGTATATTACGGCTGCAGAAGCAGGCTTCTTAAAGCACAATGCTGTATATGATGAAGAATTAAAGCTTTATCGTGCAGTCATTGAGGAAAATTCTATTCAGAAAACATTACATACTCATTTGAAGAGTGATGTTTTGTCAGAAGAAATGCATTCTGCTAGTGCTATTACTGATGTGCTTGATAAATACTTCCATTTTGGAGAGGAAATTTATAATAAGCGCAAAAGTGAGCTAGAAGAAGTCGCAAGAGAGTGTGGCTTGGTTGGCTATGTTGGTGAGCTTAAAACTTACAAAGAGCAAATGATTCGCTTTTGTGAGAATTATGCTTGGCCAATGCCTTCAAAATACCAGGCCTAGGTTGTAGGCCCGCGCTTGCAAGCGCGTAATAAATATGCCCTGCGTAGCAGCATGCAGGTTAAGTTGAAGACGCCAAATGAGGTAGTTACTCGCTTACTATAAGGAACTTCCTGCCTTTAAGTATGTAAAGAAAACTCATTTGATTGACCCTGCCAGTCGGGGTACCCCTATTTAGGGGAGGAGAGTTGAGACTCCAAAAAGAGAAGCTCTGTGTATACTTTTATGATGCGAAAAGTATATATATTTAAATAAATTTGCATTACTAACAATAATTATATTTCTTTTATATTCAATTATATTATTAAATTTATTAAATTTGAGAAAATCCCAGAATATGAGTACGAATCTCAATCTGATACTATCCGTTTAACTCCTATGGAAGGAGATGACAAGGTTAAAAGCCAGATTGTTTCTTTTGCTGATGATGATGCTGGATGGGCTGTTGATATTGGCAGTTCTACAGATAGCACCATGAATTTAGCAGATAATATGAATTCTGACTCTTTAGGGAATTTTCTTAAACGTCCAATCACTGTTGCACCTCTTAACTGGGCTGTAGGAGCACCATTTTTATATGAATTTAATCCTTGGGATTTGTTTTGTTCAGATCCTTTTGTTAAGGAAAAACTCAATAATTTTGAACTCTTACGTTGCAATTTGTGCGTTAAAATGACTATTAATGGAACACCTTTTCATTATGGTCGTTTGTTAGCATCTTATAATCCATTAAATGGGTACGATCAAGTTACTGTTGTAAGAAACTTCATTGACCAGGATTTAATTGGTGCTAGTCAACGACCTCATGTCTTCTTGAATCCAACTAAAAGTGAGGGAGGTACATTACATTTACCTTATTTCTTTCGAGAAAATTATATGTCACTTACAGATAAGGATTATCAAGACATGGGAAAGATTACTATTAAATCATTTGGGGTGTTAAATCATGCAAATGGTGGTAATACACCAGTGACTATCAGAGCATTCGTTTGGGCTGAGGATGTTGTTCTTACTATGCCTACTACTTTGGTTTCCCAATCTGGGAGAAGTAGGAAGTTAGGTAATGATGAGTATGGACAAGGTATTGTTTCCAAGCCTGCGAGTGCTATTGCGAAAGCAGCTGGAGCTCTTAAAAGTGCACCAATTATTGGTCCTTTTTTGAGAGCTACAGAAATGATAGCCGGTGGTGTGGGAGATATAGCCAAATTATTTGGATATAGTCGACCACCACTTTTACAAAATGAGATTGTTGTCAAACCACAATATGTAGGCAATGCAGCAAATGTAGACGCTCCTGAAAATATTCAAAAATTAACATTAGATTCCAAAGCTGAAGTTACCATTGATCCGAGAGTAACTGGTTTATCAGCGGAGGATGAGATGAATTTATTAAACTTAGTGCAAAAAGAAAGTTATTTGACGACTTTCAATTTTAGTTCAACTAATGCATTAAATGATTTGCTTTGGCAATGTAGGGTTAATCCCTCTTTGCACGGAAAGTTTCAAAATGAAATTCATCCTACATCTATGTCTTTCTTTATGAATTATTTTAGGAGTTGGCAGGGATCCATCAAATTTAGATTTCAAATTATTAAATCTAATTATCATCAAGGACGTTTAATTGTGCGTTATGATCCTAATTCTTTTGGAAGTGGAGTCGTAAATTATAATGTCAATTATAGTCGTGTTGTTGATATATCCGAAGAGGATGATTTTGAAGTCATTGTCGGATGGGGACAAAAGGAACCTTTTTTGAGTGTTCCTTCTATGGACGTATCCAATGATTGGTTTGGTAGTTCCTTGCCGCGTCTTTCCACAGATTCAAATAGAGAACATAATGGTGTTTTGGAAATTAATGTAGTGAATGAACTCGTTTCACCACTTCAAAATCAAAGCATTTCTGTTAATGTTTTCGTATCAATGTGTGAAGATGCTAAATTTGCTGATCCTGTCCAACAGAGGTTGAATGCGTACCATTTGTGGCCTCTTCCTGAAGTTCTTGGATCTCAATCAGGAGTTAGTACGGATATGGCTACTGAAGAATGTTGTAGTGATAAGCCTGGAGAATCTAAAGAGACAACTGTGCTTACAAAACCAATGCCTGAAGCTGACCAGATGATGAACGTGTTTTATGGAGAAGTTCCAACAACGCTGCGAGAACTCTGCAAGCGTTACGTTCTTACTAGGTCTTACTTATTTACTAACATTGATCTACCTGATACGGCTCAACAAATAACCCTTTTGAATAAAGATTTACCTTATCATACAGGTTATGATCCACAGGGCCTTGATGTTTCCTCTATTGCAGGCAATGTTACTTTGTCTTATCAAAGTCCGTTGGCTTATTTTATGCCAGCCTTCGCAGGTTATAGAGGTGCCATTAGGCATAAATATGTTTTTCTCAATGGTATTCGTTTTGAAGGAAGTGTTGGTACTGTAGCTAGAAGACATTATATTGGTTCTGGTAATGGAACAACTAGTGCAATTACTAGATCGTATAATGATGCTAAGGAAATTGCATTCTTGGGTAGTGCGAGTACTAATGCAGGGGTTTCTGTCCAGTATTTGACATCAAATAACACTATTCAAGCTGAGTTGCCTTTTTATAATCAGGGTAGGATTGGTTATTCTCGTCTTATTCGGGCACAAGATTTGAATTGTAATTCCCATGAAGTTACCTTTATAAGTAACTTTCAAACAGTATCCAAAGACGCAGTAGCTCAAGATTTTGTGGCAGCTGGTGAGGACTTTTCTTTATATTTTTATACCGGTGCGCCTATCTTATATAGATATGCATTAACACCAACTTCATAATTATATTTGCTATAGGTTTTCTTATTCCT